GCCTGCCCGTGGGGGCAGAAGGGGAAATCGCCGATATGAAGCTCGACGCCGCAGCGGTCGCACGTCACTGGAGATGTCCTCCCGGCTGGCCGAGCATCGCGGGCGCGCCGGTGCCCTGCATGCCGCCCGTGAGATCATTCGCGTGCTTGGACAGCGACTCCATCGGCGCGACTTTCCCGCCGTGCGGCTGCTGACCTGCCGGCGGCGTGGCGCTCGGCGCGTGCCCCGGCATCGGCTGCGCGGCGGCGACGGTCAACGCGGTCTGCTGCGCTTCCGTCACGGCGGGCTGCGGGATGGTAATCCCCGCCTGCTGGAGAATCGCCATGACGATCGGGAACTGCGGCATCATCGGATTCAGATCCGCACCCGTGAACGCAAACGACGGCCGCGCAGGTTCAGGCCCCTTCGCGGGCGGCTGCGTCTGCAGCACCGCGACTGGATAGTGCAGCTTCGGCAAGAGATGCTCGAGCAGCGCGACCCGATTGATGTAGGGGTCGTTCGCGAAGAACGTATATTCATCCATCGCGCGCTTGCGCTCAGTGGCCAAGTCTGTGCGCAGCGCGGAATCCGGCAGCGCCGTGAACGCGAGGCCGACGGGAATCGTCTTCCGCCAGCCGTCCCACGCCTGCGCGCGTTGGGCACCAACGATCGCCGCGGCCTGCTCCACGGTCAGATACCGCTGCAACAGGCACGCGAACTTCGTCACGCCGCGGATATACCAGTCGAGGACTTGGCCCCGCTGGAAGCTGAGGACCGCATTCGCGTTGCCCTGCTGGATCTGCGCTTCGGTCGCGGTCGAGCCGTGGGCGCTCTGCACCGCCTGCTGATTGCTATCCAGGGCGTGCGTGCGGGCGAGGTCGTTGTCGATGTAGTCGTTGAAGGTGAAATTCTCGCGCGGATACGTCCCGTGTGGAATCTCCTTGATCGCGCCTTCGCCGACGAACGCTTCCGCCGGCAGGCCGACAAACGCGCCCGTGCGGCCCCGGATGGCTTTCGCCAGCGCATCCGGCGGCAGCGTGTCGACGTTGTACTGAAACTGCGAAAGGTTCGCGTCGCGCGATTCGATCATCTGCTCGCGGAACTTGTTCAGCTCATTCACGAGCGGTCGCGAGATCGTGCAGTCGCTCGGCACCTGGGACGCATCCGTCAGCGTGCGAATCGTCTGCGGATGGATCGGGTTCCCGATCAGCGAATCCGGCGTGAGTTTTCCTTGCGCGTCGAGCGTCTGATACGGCGAGTCCTTGTGATCCGCGGGTTCCTCGACGCCGTCCATCAGCACGAGCAGGGTGAAGTGCTGCGGATGCACGCGGTCATCGCGGTAGAGCGCCGACTTGTAGTAGATCAGCACGCCGCGCGCGACGGCATCGGTCGAGGACTTCGCGAGGCCGTGATCGAAATAGAGATCGGCGTTGGCCGCGCTGCCCCTGAAGTCATCGGGCACCCAGCCCTTGCGCTTCGCCTGGCGAATCGGCATCTCGAAGCGCATGCCGAGCCACGGCGCGTCATCCCAAATGGTGGAGCGGAACGTATCGGGGATCAGCGCGCACTTGGGCGAGAACCAGCGCCAGAAGCAGTCTTCGTAGACCGGGACCGGCACGGTCGAGGGCGCGCCGGTCATCGGATCGACCGTGGGCGTGTCGACAGTGGCGCTTTCGTAGCCCATGATCGACCACCCGGTCCCCGCGGGGCACAGGACGTCGAAGATCACCTGCTGCACCATCTGCGTGACGTTGATCCCGTTCAGGCCCAGCTTCGCATTGAGCAGATCCGTCTCCGTCGAGACGGTCGCTTCCTGCCCATCGAACAGCGGGCTCGGGATCGCGCTGACATCCGGGCGCTGGAAGAACAGATCCGCCTTCTTGCGCTCCACGAGGGTGAAATCGCGGTTCGTGTTCAACGTGTCGCCGTAGGTCTTTGGATCGCCGCTCTGATCGGGCGCGTATTTCTTGAGATTCTCTTCCCACCACTTCGAGACGGTCTTCGTCACCTGCTCGGCGCGCTCGATGTTCCCTTTCCACATCGCGAGATCATCCGCCGACAGCGGGAGCTTCGAGGAGGCGGCCATCGGGGCCACGGGTGGCGCGGGCATCGACGGCATCGGCGAGGTCACGGGCGGTTGGACGTCAGCCAACGCGCACCTCGCGGCCGGTCAAGAGCCCGGAGGCGGTCGTGGTCTGGCGCTTCAGCCAGCCGAAGGACCACTCCGGTGTCGGTGGCGTCGCGGGCTTCGCGGCCGGCGCGGGACGGGCCATGACGAAGTACCGCAAGGCGTCGGCGCTGTGATCTTCGCCATCGGTGTCGACGTCTTCCGGGTGCGTGTCGTCGCTCACGAGCGATGGCAGGGTCCGCACGAGATACGTGCAATCGGGGTGCGCCATGAGCCACGGCTTGCCGTCCGGCGCGAGCGCGAGCCATTCCCGCAGCCGCTTCCAGCCATTGACCCGATCCTTGGTCGCCTGAATCAAGGGCAGGCCATGCCGCGCGAACGTCTCCGCCGCGGACTCGCCCGTATCCTGCTCCGGCGTCCAGAGCGACGTGTCGGCCACGGCCATCTTGAACCGCCGAATTCCGTACTCGGCCGACAACGCTTTCGCGCCCTTGGCCTGGTCGGAGTTCAGCACGCGCACCGGATTCCATTCGTGCCGGACGTAGGCCCGGCCGTCCCACATGGCGATCCAGAGGAACGCCGCCGGCTTGATGAACCCGCCGTCCACCGCGAGATACCAGACGGCCGAGGCCGGAATCGCGAGCTCGGCCACATGCGTCTGCTTCCGCCACTCGGGGAAGTACTGGCCGGGGAAGATGTCCCAATCGCCATCGCGATACGCTTTCCGCAGCTCCGGCGGCAGCGACAGCAGCTTCCGTTCGTATTGCTGGTCGAGATACGGGTTGTCTTCGAGCTTCGACGGAATGAACGCCCACTCCTCCGGCCGGTAGTCGGGATACGTGTCGAGATCCACGTTCTTGTCGATGAACCGCATCCGCACCCAATGCGATTGGGGTCCCCCGGGGTTCGTCCCCGCCAGGATCTTCGGCGTGACGCCCGGCTTGGTCGACCGCGCCCGGCTCGAGATCAGCAGGAACTGTGTCTCCTCGAACGTCACGAGCTCGTCGAAGATGATCAGGTCGTATTCCGATGAGAGGTATTTCGCCGCATCCGCGCTCGTCTCGCAGTGGCCGAAATGGAGAATCGAGCCGTTGCGATAGCGCACCAGCTTCTGGCTCTGCACGCACTCGGCGTCCATCTCCGGCGCTTCCAGCAGCGAGTCTTCAATGTGATTGCTCTGGAGTTCGGCAAACGTGCGGCGCAGAAGCAGCGCCTTGAAGTTCGGATGCGCCATGCACTCCGCATGCGCGATCTCCCGCAGCCCCTTCGACTTCGAGCCGCCCGCCGCCCCGCCGATGAGGATGTAGACGGCCTGGCTCTTCATGGCGTCGACGGCTTCGACTTGCCGCGGCAGCGGCACATACCGACACGCCCGCGGCTTGCTCCGGATCTGCACCGCCATCGCATGCGCCAGTTGCCGCTGGTAGCAGGGCTCGTTCGGGCACGTCCATGGCAGCAGGTCCATCACCTTAACCGGCCCCTTCACGAACGGCGATCCGCACCAGCAGCACTTGGCCAGCGGATGCACGGAGACCGGGCGCAGCGTCTCGCTCATCGGCGCGCGACTCCGACGTTATGCACGGCCGCCGCGCCGCCCGCGGCCCCGAGGCCATACCCCAGCACCTTCGCGATCGTCGGATGCCCATGCCCCGCCAACCACCGCATCGCCAAGGCTTCCGGGAGAATCGACGCCGCCTTGATCGCCAGCACCCCCGCCCCGCTGTTTGGCAGCAAGGGATTCCCCTCGCTCGCGTGCCCCGTCTTCAACGCCGCATACGTCGACAGCCCGTCCGCCAGATCCCCCGCCGCATCGGCCACGTAGGGATACGGCCCGATGCCCGAGGGGGCCGGCGCGGACGTCGCCTGGGTTTGCGGCGGCTCCGCTTGCAGCTTCGCCAGCACCGCCGCCCGCAGCGCCGCCGGATCAAACATCATGCGGAGAGCGCCACCAGATACGCCGTGTTGTAATCCGCCACGTTGCTCGCCCGAATCGTTCCCGTCTCCTGACTCACCAGGGTCGACAGATCCCCGCCCTCCGTCGTGACCCGGAGCGCGATCAGATGCGCGATCAGGAGCGTCGTCAGGTCCATCAGTTCAGAAATTCCTCGAACGCCGTATTCAGGTCCGCTGGGTCCGATGCGCGCACGATCGGGATCTCCGCGCTCACCAACGTCGTCAGGTCCCGCCCCCCGTTCGCCATCCGCAGCGTCACCAGATGCGCGCAGAACAGCGTCGTCAGATCCTGAAACGCCACGGAGATGATCGGCCCGCTCGCCAGGATCCCCGTATACAGAAACACGAACGCCTGCCGGCTCGCCTGCCCAATCGTCCCCGTCGGATTCGCCAGCAGCCGCACGAACGGCTTCGCCAGCCCGATCATCGAGAACCGCTTGTCCCGCGTGTCGACACTCACCCGCGCACCGCCGCCTCAATCGCCAGCGCCACGTCCCGCTTCGTCCGCTCCGGAAACCGCTTCAGCAACGCCGCATACACCTGATGCCGCCGCGCCTCCCCGTTCCCGTGCGTCGACTCCACCAGCGCCACCAGCGCACACGCCTGGGCATACAAGGCATCACGCGGCACCAGCAAGGGCATCAGATCCGGCACCGGCGCCTCCTCCGCCTCCGGGCGGCTGTAGACCCACAGCGCCGCCAGGACCGCCCCCACGCACACCGCCAGCATCAGCCCAGCTACCATCGCCCTTTTTCTTTCCCCGCCGCCAACAGGAGCCTTTCAATCAGGACCGTCCCACGGGCCGAGGTCGCCACCATCCCCGGCTGGGTCCCTCGGCTGATCGCGCGCCGCGACTGCCCGCCTCGCGCTCGCACCGTGCCTGTCTGCTGGTTAACGTAATCCATGATTATCAGACATTCGTGCCTCAGTTAGCCTGTGGATTACTCGGCTAATTCGTTGCGTGGAACAAGCGAAGGTGCGCTGGTGGAGGCGATCTGCACCTGCACGTCGCCTGCCTGCACGCCGATCTGCACCACGACCTTGGGCGAGCCGCTATCCTCGTTGCGCCGGCCCCACTTCTCGGGGTGTTTGCG